AACGCCGCGTGCAATCTCCAGACCACAGCGCGGCGCAGGGTGATGTTGTCGGTCATGGCTTCACCTCCCGCGCCGCGAGCATGGCATCGGCAAGCGCATACGCAATTTCCGCGATGCCCTCAACTTGCCCCACGGAAATCTCGTCATTTACCGACGAGGTAACCCCCGCCAACGCCTGCCCCGCGAACCAGTCGCGCAGGGTCATGCCGGAAACTCGCTCGCCATACCCGTCAAACGGAAACGCCGGGCCGCCGTCGTTGATCGTGCTCATACTCGCTCCTCCAGTCGCTTGACTCTCTCGCGCAGTTCTTCCAACTCTTTGGCATAACGCCAACACCGCTCACGCAGTTGCCGGATCTCGACGCGATACTCCGTCGTGGTGTGTGCCATCTTGTCCCACTCATCATCGAACATGTCGGGCTGATATTGCGTGGTCATGGCTGCGCCCCCGCTGCCAACCTTACTGCGTACAACGCAAACGCGATGAACGCCAAGAGGATTATGCCCATCGTGATGCTCAAAAACCTGTTCATCTTGTCTGCGTCATCTACCTGACGGCGCAGTTCGTGCAACTCGTAGTCCTTGCGGAAGAGCGCGTCCGCGAGGTACCCGTTATCACGCCGCAAGTTATTTATCTCTTGGTTCTTTCGGTCAAGCGTGTATTCGCTGATTCGTTCGTCGCTCACAAATATTCCCTCCCACCTCTGCGACAGGCCCAGTTGGGAGGGGGGACTCGCCCCCACTCCCGTTTAGCATCGGCCTTTCGTTGAAGCCACCACCATCTGATGGCCCGGAACATCACGCACCCTTCCGCGCTTCGATCTCGCGCTTCAGGTACCACGCGGCCTTCTCCAAGTCCTGCACAGGGTCGGAGTCCTTCTTACCCGCACGGCTCACGTACTTGATGACGTTGCCCAGACGGTAGTTGAGGTCTTTGGCTTCGATGAAGTCGATGACTTCGATGCCACCGGCCTTGTAGTGCTCGGGGTGATTCACGAGGTCGGTCTTGGGACGGTCGAACAGCGCGATGATTTCATCGTCGGTCAGCAACGCTTCTCTCTTCAACTCGGTCGGCTTCGCCTTCTTAGGCTTGACCGTCTTCTTCGCTTCCTTCCACCGCACCGTGTATACACGGTTCTTGCTGATGCCAAGTTTCTTGGCGATCTCATCCGCACTCACACCCTTTGCCAGATAACGGCGAATCTTTGCACTGATAGTCATGTCTCTAACTCCTTGCGTAGGGTCTCTACGTTTGTTTCATCAATCAACAATGCGATGCCACCTGCTTTGCGGATGTCATCGAGATGCTTCAATTGAAGCGCGGTAGGCTTATTACCGTTTGCCTTGCACTCCACCGCCACGAACTTGCCGTGGTGACAGATCAAAAAATCCGGTACGCCGCTCGAACCATACCCGCCGGTCGCAGGCATGGCGTAGTACGCACCGATGTCGTTCAAAACTTTCTTTACCTTCGCTTTGACCTTTGCTTCGGGGGTCATGGATCGAAATGTCGCAGCGCGTTGTTCTCGTTGACGATGGCTAGTGCCTCGTCATAAATGGCGTGGTTCGCATCAAACGGCAGCAGAACCGGCGTGTCGAGTTCGCAAAACCCTGCCGGAGCCGTCTCAGTTTTCGGTGTCCACACGGCAAGCAGAAAAACCTGCTCGATGTCAACCTCGCCACCTCCAAGACCTCGTTCGCACCTTGCGCCAACCTCAACCGCGATGCCCGACAGCACCGTTTCAAAAACCGTATCGAACGACATTTCTGTATCCTCCTGTTTACATATAACAATGTTTCTTTACACTTGTCAAGCACCGTCAGAACGGCGCGTAAGGGCGGGGTTGCTTCGGCTCGTCAAGCGGCAATTCGAGCTGCCGGGTCAACTGTTGCGGTCGCACCCACCACTCACGCAGCTCGTACAACTCGCGCTCGTAGTCGAATACCTGTTGGCGAATCCACGCCTCGTCGCTGTCGAGTGGCACCCACCAATCTTTCGGGATCTCGTTCGGTTCGTTCATCGCGGCAGCTCCATCAGGATACGCAACTGCTCCTCCATCGCACGGATGATGTTGGCCTGTGCTGCAATCACCGCTTGCAACGCGGCGATGTAGTCAAGATCGGAATTGTTCATGCGTTGTCTCCCGCGCAGTCCCACTCGTGGTAGGTATCTACCTCGTCCTCCTCGTCCTCAATCAACCGCTGCTCGTACATCAGCCTAGCTACCTCGGCCTCGTCACGCAGGGCTTCGTAGTCCTTACGCAGTTGCGCGGTTGTCACTCTGTTCATGCCGCGTCCTCCTCTGCTTTCGATCCCTTTGCGTACGCTGCCCTGAGCATCGCCGTGGCTTTGGGACGAAGTTCACCAAACAACGAACTAACTCCTGCCGGTGGAAGGTTCTCAGCCTCATCAAAAAAATCAAGCCCGTCTGCGGCAAAGCAGATGACCGAATCCCATACACTTCCATCAGCCGCGTCCATACTAACCGTTAGCCGCCACTCACTACCGTCCGGGCAAGTGACATAGATGTTCACATCGAAATAGCCGTATTTGCTGTTGTCGCAAACGCTGCTGTCAATGACGCTCGTATAGGTCTTGCTGTTGTCGGTCATGTTCATCCCTCCCTCGGGAAATACTTCTCGCCATCTTCGTCCTCTTCAAGGTCGCCTTCAGGGTACGGCCATATGTCGTAGTCCCGTATCTCGACATCGACACCATCCGGTGCCTCGATGACTTCGGGGATGCCATTCCTGATGGTGACCACCACTCGCTTCTTGTCGCTCATGTGTTGTCCTCCTCTGTTGCCTTGGCGATGGCGGCGCGGTATCGGTTGAAGTCCATAGCGTAGAGGTCGCCGTCTGCGTCGAGAACATCGAGAACGCACCCCAACAATTCTGTGTTGACCTCTCGCAGCCGCTCGATCTCAGCAGTCAACTCCTCGTTGGTCATGCCTTGTCCTCCTCGTCCGCCAGATCAGGCGGCAGTTCAGGTAAAAAGTCGAACGCTTCCTTCATTTCCATAATGGTCAGCCCATGCGCCTTCCAATCATGTGCGTGGACATCGCCCTGCAAGTAGGCTTGCATCGCCCCGCACAGGTCTGCGAACGCACATCGGATTGCGGTCTTCTGTTCTTCAGTCATGTCAGTCCTCCTTCACATAGTATTCGGTCAGGGTCATGTCCTTCTCGACCTTGAGAAAGACGGTTCGTGCGTGGTAGTGCATCATGACGATCCACCTTCCGGGCTTGAGGTCTAACTGCATATCACCGTTGTTGTTCACGATCTCCCAGTAGATGAAGTTCATGCAGTTGATGTGCCCACGGGTCAGCCGCTCGGCCTTGGTGCGAGTAATGTACTTCTTGTCGGTCATGATCGCACTTCCTTCACTTCCAGAGTCTCCTGCTCGTAGTCCTCATCATCCCCCGTGTTCAGCACGGAGAACTCCTCATGTGCTGCGATGTACGCAGCGTCTTCATCCTTGGCCTCGACCTTCAGCGTCTTGGTCACGGTCGCACGGATCGTCACTTCGTAGGTCTTCATGCTTCGTCCTCCCCTGTTGCTTTGGTGATGGCGGCTCTAGAGAGTTCCAATATGTCGAACAGTTTGTCTGTTTGTTTACGAGGGTTGTCTTTGGCGTAATTCGCGGCGCTCTCGATTGCCTGTAATGTCTCCAACAAGTCCGGCGCGGCGGCTATCAGGCGCTGATTAGCGTCTCGCTCCTCGCGGGTCATCTCGTACAGGGGCTTGGCATCGTGTCCATTCAGCAAGGTGTAAGTCACCCACGCCTCAAGCGTCCACGATGCTCCAACTTCGCAAATGTTGTCTACGATGCGGTCGGCAATAGCGCGTGCCAACTCCTCGCGGGTCATGCTTGTCGGGTCTTTCATGTTTTATCTGCCCGTGCTTCAGCCACACAAGTGATGCGCCATTGGTCGTAGAAAAACTTGTCCGGGTCAATCCCCCGTACCTCAAAATATGCACGGAACGCATCGAGTAGCAGGTCGTATGCCTCCTCGTTCAACTGATCGATGTCAAGACTGATGGGGATGGTCAGTGATTGCTTGCTCATGTCTTGTCCTCCTGCTTTTCTTCGACATCATTAATGAATTCTTCCGCGTGTACGCATCCGATATCTTTGAAAGCCCCGTCATCTTCTTCCCAAAGCTCTTGCGCCATGTCCGAAGCCTCGTCGCTGTCGTTGGCTTCGACCTCAATTTGATAAACCCGGTGTTCAATCCGGGCAAGTGACACCACAAACTTTTTCATGCCTCGTCCTCCTCGTTTGGTTAGTCAGTAAGTCAATGTTTCTTTACAATATGGTTCGCACACTATCAGCGCGTTCGCACCCTGTCAAGTACGCCAAACTCACTTTTTTCAATCTTTTTTGGCGGAGCGGTCGCACCCGCTAAGTCCGCTCGCACCCGCTAAGTCCGCTCGCACCCGCTAAGTCCGCTCGCACCCGCTAAGTCCGCT